ACTATCATAACTCGAAAGTCCCAAAAAGTAAAGAACTTTATTCCATTTGTTTTCAATCGGTTACCTGTAACTCACTGATTCTAAAGGGAATATAATTTTCGCTCCTCCATAAGAAAAGGTAACGTGCATGCATGCATGAAGGAAATTTTATTCCCTTTAGAATCTATAGGTTGCAGCTAAGTGACTGATTCTAAATGGAATATTTTTCTTTACTTTTCGGGACTTTCGAGTTATGATAGTATTGTAAGGTTGATTGAGAAACAACCACTCAGTATTGAGTGAGAGGGAAAGTTAAGAAAAAGGTGGGTGGTAGCTCAGAGAAATCTGATACGGGTCCGGGGTTCGGAATCCTACCATTAAACGACACGTTGTTGAGACACGCCCACTTTTTATATTGATTCCGAATAGAATAGTGAGGTTGAGTTTGAAAGGTTATAATGAATCCGAAATTGACAGAATTTATTGATGCGCTCCGTGCGGCTTTTCCTGGATGCGATACAGTCTATCGTGCTGGTGTAGACCAGGTGTTTGAGGAAACTCGCAATTCAAAGGGTCGTACTCTTTTTTGTACTTCTCCCGAGTTCAAGGTCTCACGTGGTGTCTATCGTCTTCCTAAGACAGACGAGGAGATCTCTGTGACTCCGCCTGCTACTCAGGTATCTGCGACTGCAGCCGCTGAGATGGTGCTTACTATGAAGTCTCCTACTCCGGTTATTGACAAGAGTATGATTCCTACTCCGGATAATTCCTTTGTTCCTTTCGGAGACTTTAAACTTCTTTTGAATTTTATCAAGTCAAAGAATTTCTATCCCATTTTTATCTCTGGTGAATCTGGCAACGGAAAGACTAAGATGGTCTACGAGGCCTGCGCTAATTCTCGTCGTGAATTGATTCGTGCAAACATCACCGAGACTACAGACGAAGACGACCTCATCGGCGGTTTCCGTCTTGTAAATGGTGAAACTGTTTGGCAAGATGGTCCTGCTGTTGAAGCGATGAAGCGAGGCGCAGTCCTGCTTCTCGATGAAGTTAATCTTGGTTCTCCTAAGATTATGTGTCTTCAGCCAATTCTAGAAGGCAATCCTATTTTTGTCAAGAAAGTCGGCAAGTTAGTTCAGCCTGCTCCTGGGTTCACTGTTATTGCTACTGCAAATACAAAGGGCAAAGGATCAGACGATGGTCGATACATCGGGTCGAATATTCTCAACGAGGCTTTCTTGGATCGATTTGCTATCACGATTGAACACGAATATCCGGACAAGGTTGCAGAATTACAGATCCTTCATAATCTCCTTGAGAAGAATAAGGTATTGAACGATAAAACGAAAGAGTTTGCTGAAAAGTTGGTTGAGTGGGCCAATGTTGTTCGAGCTACCTTTAAAGAAGGAGCGATCGATGAGATCATCACGACTCGTCGACTCCTGCATATTCTGAATTTCTTTATCTATGGCAAGCGCAACAAAATGGCTGCTATTGATTATTGTGTCTCTCGGTTTGATGATGAGACTAAGGCATCTATCCGTTCTCTTTATCAGAAGGTCGACGACACTGTTGATTTGGCTGCAGCAACTGCAGCAAAAAATACAGATCCAGAAACAGGGGACGAGATTCCCTTCTAGAAATTTCGCTGTAGTGTTCGTTCGTTTGCTTATTCGTTTCGTTGGTTGTCCTTTGGCTGGAGCTTCACGCTCCAGCCTTTTTTTCCATATAAATAACCTTAGAGGATTTGATATGCCATATTACGATTATTCTTGTTCTACATGTGATTACACTTTCGAACGTTCTCTGCAAATGTCTCGGGTCGACGAACCCACCGAATCTCCTTGTCCTAATTGTTCTTCTATGACAATAACAAATGTAATTGGTGCGCCATTAGTATGTGATCCAGTCAGAATTGGAGTTAAGAAAGCACCAACAGATTTTCAGAAATATGTGATGGGAAAAATTCAAGCTAAACACCCAAAGGGAAACGTATTCCAAAAATCATCGAAACCAAGAGAGATTTAATTCTTCTTATTAAGGTTTCTTCTTTTGAGTTGAGAGTCAGACATTTTTTTCTTAGTTTCTTCTGATATTGGATGTGTTGTTTTTATTGATTTGCCTTTGTTCCAAGGCGCACGACCTCTCATCCGATAAGAAACTTTATTCCTTTCTTCTTTGTTATTAAACCTTTGTTTTTGTGAAGATGACATCCTTTGTTTTGATTCTTGACTGTGTGTTTTACCGTAAAAAGGATTATCTTCTCCTCGTTTTTGTTTATTATTTTCAGATATTTTTTTCCTGGTTTCTTCTGAATGCGATTTTCCTAACCAATATCTAGTCGGATTAATCTTTTTAGAGTCAGACAGTTTTTTCCTGGTTTCTTCTGATCTTTTTTTACCTTTTTGATTGGGAGGAGTATCCCCTCCGTTAGTCATATTCCGAAGAATACCAGTTCCAATATCTTTTCTACCATATTTAGAAATCAATTCTATTTCAAGGTTAAATGCTTCTTCTTCTGTTAATTTATCTTGTATTATTTGGATTCTAGAAGGGTCTTTTGGTACATAAATTCTGTGTGGAGCATAAGCTCTGTTCCCCTTTCCTTTACCGATGTAATATGGAGTGCCATCTTCTCTGAGGTAGGCATAGACGTAATAAATAGATGTAGACATTTGCTAGACTCCTGTTCTAGTATTTGTTTAGAGGGTGGTTGTTCTTGACAAACTTCCATCCTCGATTATTATTTATAAAAAATGAATTTCGATTTTTCACACGCTAAGGAAATCTAAATGTCTCAAAAGGCATCTCGTTCTAAAAAATCATCAGAAGCCAAAATAGATGCATCATTTTCTCTTGCTAGAATAGAACCTATCACAGAAGCTCAGAAAGATGTTGTAGAATCTTTTAATGAAGGATTTAATCTAGTTCTCATGGGATCTGCTGGAACTGGGAAAACTTTTCTTTCTCTTTTCCTTGCATTAAATGACATTATTCGTGGTAAAGGAGAAAGACCTTCTAAGATTATCATAATCAGATCTATTGTTTCAACAAGAGATATAGGGTTTCTTCCAGGAACCCTAAGAGAAAAGATGGCAGTCTACGAAGAACCCTACAAAGGAATCTTCTCTGAATTGTTTAAGAGAGGAGATGCCTGGGAGATCTTAAAGACAAAAGGAATTGTTGAGTTCTGTTCTACTTCTTATCTAAGAGGAACAACTTTAAACAACACTTATATTGTCCTGGATGAATTCCAGAATTGTAATTACGAAGAAATTAGAACGATTATAACAAGAGTAGGAAAGAATTCTAGATTAATCTTCTGCGGCGATACAAAACAAAACGATCTTTACAGAAACAAATATGACGTTAGCGGTATGCAAGAGATTGTCAACATTATTGAGAAGATGAAAGAATTTGATATTGTAGATTTCGAGATCTCAGATATTGTAAGATCTGATCTTGTTAAATCCTTTATTGTAGCCGAAGAAGAATATTTGACATCTAAGGGAAAATAAGGTACAATATTATATTGAGAAAGATATTCACACATAAAACTGTAACACTACCAGAGTTAACAGCTGTACACGTCGATGGAAAAAGATATTATATCACTCCATCTGGCGCCAGGTATATGTCTGTTTCCACAGTAGTTGGTTCTTTAAACAAACAAGCAGTGGCAGAATGGCGAGCCAGAGTCGGAGAAGAAGAAGCAAGAAAGATTTCTGCGGCAGCTACAACTTTTGGAACTTCAATCCACAAGATAATCGAGGATTACATTGACAATAAAGAAGGATGGTTGGATTTTGCGAAACCAAAAGAAAAGATCATTTTCAATGCGGCTAAGGAAACTCTGGATAGGATTGATAATGTTTATTGTCAAGAAGGAACCTTATATTCGGATGTTCTTCGGTTAGCTGGAAGAGTTGATTGTATTGCTGAATTTGATGGAATCCCATCTATAATTGACTTTAAGACTTCTTCTAAAGAAAAAAGAGAAGAATGGATAACATCTTATTTCTTACAGACAACTGCTTATTCTCTTGCTTTCCAAGAGTTAACAGGAATATCTATTCCTCAGATTGTTATCTTGGTTATGACTTCCGACGGCATTATCCAGACATTTATCAAAAATAGAAAAGATTACTACAAGCAATTAAAAGAGGTTATCCTTGAAACTAGAAGAAATTAAAGATGCTATTGCTCAGGATTTAAAGATTGATCGATTTAATCTAGTTGATGAATCAGCAAGAACTCCTAATCTATTCTCAAAGTATCTCTCTATTTACATGGACGAGAAAGCTAAGTTAAGAGCCATACAAAGAAAGTTCTGGGAGACCTACAAAGAGAGAAGAGAATATTATTCAGGCTCTGCAGGAGACGATAAATATAAAGAAGAACCGTTTGACCGTAAGATTATTAGACAAGATCTGGATATATGGTTAGACGCAGATAACAAAATTCAGGATCTAAAAGATCGTCTGACTTTCCAAGAATTAATAGTAGAGATCTTAGAGAGAACTCTAAAGGAAATTAATAATCGAAACTACGTCATTAGATGTATGATCGATGTTATTAAGTTCGAGAACGGATCTTAGGATTTTGTTTACAATTATCGAAATGAAATCTTTTCATACCACTTCCACCGCCAATTAAAAAACAATAAGGACACATAGAAGTTGGAAGTTTCTTCCCTTTTTTAGATTCTGCGATTTTAATTCTGGATTCTTCTGAATGTTTTTTTCCGAAGAAAGGATTATTCTTTCCCTTTGTTTTAGCAGATATCTTATTTCTAGAAGATTCAGAATGTAATACATAACCAGATTTGTTCTTATTCCAAGGTATAAAATTCTGTTTCTTCTCCGACATTATCTGTTTAGTTTCTTCTGTATGTTTCTTACCAAAGAAAGATCCTTTTTCCCCTTTTCTTGATTCAGACATCTTTCTTTTAGTCTCTTCTGAATGAATTTTATCTTTTTGAGATTCTGATCGTTTCCTTCTCATTTCTTCTGTTATTACCAAACCAGAGAAACATTTTCCGCCATCTGTCAAATTCCTCAAAATACCAGTACCGTTATCTTTTCTCCCATAATATGCAATTAATTTAGATTCTTCTAATAATGCTTCTTCTTCTGTTAAATTGTTTTTAATAATTATACGTCTTGAGTTTTCTTTTGGAACTGAGATATGTTTGTGGTTTTCTGTTATTCTATTTCCTTTACCTTTTCCTATGTAGTAAGGAGTTCCGTCTTCTCTGAGGTATGCATAGACGTAATAAATAGATGTAGACATTTGCTAATCCTTTCTTAGTAAATTGTTCAGAGGGTGGTTGTACTAGATATACTTCCATCCTCGATTATTATTTATTAAAATTTGAATTTCAAATGGACATCTTTCTAAGAAAAATCAATAGCGTTTGGTCTAGAATTGAGGCGAATGAAGGTATCGTCAGAGAAATTTCTTCTGCTTTTAGTTTCCCCGTACAAGGCAGAGAATTTATGCCAGCATATAGGAAAAAATATTGGGATGGAATTATTCGTTTAGTTCGTAATGGAAAAGTTTATTCCGGTCTTTCCAAATCAATAGAAGAATGGGCAAAGGAACACAATTATTCCTTCTCAACAGATCTAGATTTCTCACAACCAATAACCAAATTACCTTTTTCTAAATGGTATGCATCTGGCGAGACCATAACCCCACGTGATTATCAAATAAAAGCAATCTATCATTCTGCTAAGGCTAAAAGAGCAATATTCCTTTCTCCTACTGCTTCTGGTAAATCCATCATCATTTACACAATAGCTAGAAATCTACTGACAAAATGTGAGGGAAAAATCTTAATTCTAGTTCCAACAACTTCTCTTGTAGAACAGTTGTATTCCGATTTTATAGATTATGCAGGAAAAGATTGGGATGCGGCATCCGAATGCACTAGAATATATTCAGGAATGCCTAGAGAAAACAAAAGAATTGTTATCTCTACCTGGCAATCTCTTTATGATCTACCAGCTAAGGCATTTGATCCATTTGATGCTGTGATTGGTGATGAATGTCATCTGTATAAATCAAAAGAGATCTCTGGGTTGTTAGAGAAGATGGGATCGGCTGATTATCGTTATGGGTTCACGGGAACATTAGATGGGACCCAAACAAACAAGATGATCTTAGAAGGTCTGTTTGGACCTGTGGTGCAAGTAGCAACAACTTCTCAGTTAGTAAAAGAAAAGCATTTAGCAAATTTCAGAATCAATTGCATTATCTTGGAGCACGAAGAAAAAATCAGAAAAGAAGCTAAAGAATGGAATTACGAAGAAGAGTTGCAATTTCTTTTCTCTCACGAAAAGAGAAATAGATTCTTAGTCGATTTATCAAAAGCGACAAAAGGAAACACTTTGCTACTTTTCTCACGAGTAGAGACTCACGGCGAGGTCATCTATAATATGTTAAAAGAAGCCACAGATAGAGATGTTTATTTTATCTATGGCGGAACACAAACACATATAAGAGAAGATGTAAGAAAGAAAGTAGAAGAAGCCCAAAATGCGATTATTGTTGCTTCCACTCAAGTATTTTCCACTGGTATAAATATCAAGTCTCTTGCGAACATTATATTCGCTTATCCTTCTAAATCTAGAATAAGAACCTTACAATCAATTGGTCGAGTTCTTAGATTGTCTTCGAAAAAAGATATAGCAAATGTATATGACATTTCCGATAATTTAAGCTGGAAAGAAAAGAGGAATTACACTTTTAATCATTTCGTCGAAAGGTTAAAGATTTATTCTTCTGAAGATTTTAATTATGTTATAACCAAAACAAATCTGGAGGATTTATATGGAAATTCCCTCGAATTATGAGAGACATATTCCTACAAACGTAGAGGAAGCAATGGTGGAATTAGACAGAAGAATTATGATTACTGCTCAGACTAACTTTGGTAAAGTCGCAGCTAGAGTTATCTTCAGGGAATTGTTAGAGGATTATACAAAAGGATTGGAAAAGAGATCTGGATCTATTATAGTTATATAGTATATAATATTTCCTTGGTACATTTAATATTGTACTAGGTTTTTGAAAAAAAGTCAAATAAATAATTTCCCTTGCTTTTTAGATCCTTCCGAGGTATAATAAATGAGTAGAATAAAAAAGAAGGATTTATATAAGATGATTGGTGTGACGCCTGAGATATTAATCGAAGAAATTGATGCAATTGTTCATCGGAATAGGATGAATCACATAGACGCAACTGTATTCTTCTGCCAAAAGAACGATCTAGACATTGAAGCTGTAGGTAAGATTATTCCTTCTTCTCTAAGATCTAAGATTGAAGAATCGGCTAGAAATTCTAGAATGTTGAAAAAAGAATACAACGATATCTCTACTCTTCCCATTTAATTATGTTAAAGAAAAACAGATACCACAGAATTTATAAAACTAGGGACTCTAGATCCGGATCTGTCTCTTGGTCTGGGTCTGGGTCTAGGTTTATATGTGATTCTGGGTATTGGTCTGTCTCTTAGACGAGTAAATATGAGCGATTTAAACCAAAGAGCATTTGCTTATTACCGATATTTCCTTGCGATCAAATTACATTTTAAAGATCCTAAGTTTGATTTCTTTAAAAACGCAGGAAAGACAAGAACTTCTATCTCTGCATATAACGGCAGAAATGATCGATATTTCTTTGAGAAAGCAGCCAAAATTTGGAACACAGAAAAATTCCTGGATAAATGTCTAACTCAAGTAAAGGTTGATCCTAATTTCTCTTCTAAGGATTTATTCACTCCGGATAATGAGAGCAGATATCTTAAAAGAAAAGGTTATCTTGAATCTTTTGTGCAAGCTCTCGATAAAGAATCTTCTCTTGTAATATCCGAATCTCTAAGAGAAGGAATTGATAATTATAGGTTGATCAATGGGTCTGAGGTACAGAAGCCATATATCTATACTCTTTTAAAGAAAGGAATTATTTCAGAAGAAACTTTTCTTTGTTGGGATGGTATGTTAGATGTTTCTCCTTCTCTTGCCACTTTTCTCATTGATCCACTAGTATCTGATACTCTTTTTTTCTTGGATAAATACAAACCATTTGTTCTTAAGTATTTTCCTCCGAAAAAAATCAGAGAAGAAATAATTTTTAAAACGATTGATTTAATCAAAGATAAATAATATAATATAAGATGGAGGTGTTGTGGCAGAAAATAATGATGAAGAATTAGAAGATCAAGATGGTGAGCAAGAAAGCGACTTTCCTAGTCAACATGTTGCTCATATAAAATTTACTCCTGAAGATATTGATTCTATATTTGAAGCTGTACACAATGGAATTGACATTTTACATACAATCATGGCGAATATCTTCGAGAACTATCAAAAGAAGATTGTTGATTATGAAGTTTTAAAAACTGAGGTGGACACTAAAAATGAAGAATTAAAAAAACACAAAGACAAATTATTAGAAATTTACTCAGAAAGCGCAATTAAGCCGAATAAGAGAAAAGGAAAAAAACAAGATGAACTTTAAAGATTTAAAGAAAGCAAGTAACACAAATATCGATAAGCTCTTAACCGAAATGGATAAGATGAAGACTGGTGGGGCAAAATATATTGATGATCGTTATTGGTCAATGCCAATAGACGAAAAGACAGGCAATGGCACTGCTCTTATTCGTTTCCTACCTATTTCAAATGGTGATAAGATTCCATGGGTTTCTCTCTACTCACATGGTTTCCAGGGTCCAGGCGGCTGGTATATTGAAAATTCTCTCACCACATTAGGTCAACCTGATCCTGTTTCAGAAGTTAACACTGAGTTATGGAACACAGGGATTGATGCAAATAAGGAAATTGTTCGTAAGCGCAAGCGCAAGCAACAATTCATTTCAAACATTCTAGTTCTATCAGATCCTAAGAATCCGCAAAATGAAGGCAAGGTTTTCTTGTTTAAGTATGGGAAGAAGTTATTCTCAAAGATCCAAGAAAAGATTCAGCCTGAATTTGAAGGAGATTCACCAGTAGATGTGTTTGATTACTGGAAGGGAGCTAACTTCCGTCTAAAGGTTAAGAAGGTAGAAGGATATCCAAATTATGATTCTTCTTCTTTTGAAGCACCAGGCGCACTTTTTGACGGCGATGAGACCAAGCTAGAGAAGTTGTGGAACAGTCAATATTCTCTAGAGGGAGAAATTTCTCCTGACAAATTTAAGACTTACGACGAGCTAAAAGCACGATTGTCTAAGGTTCTGGGTACAAAGGCACCTTCGAGTGGTNCGAATTCAAAGCCTTATATGAAGGAAGAGAACCCACAGCCGATGAAGGAATCTGCTCCCAAGTCAAATTCCGGAACTCCACCATGGAAAGAGGAAAGTGAAGAAGACGACGAGGCGCTTAAATACTTTCAGAATCTAGCAGACGAGTAATTCCCACACTGGGATCTATAGGTTGCAACCTATAGATCCCATTAGAATCAATAGGTTATAAACTATATTCCCTTT